TGTCGAACGTCGCGGTGTCCACGTCGCCGACGAGGACCCATCCGACGCCCGGGATGATCGTGTTCTTGGAAGCCATGTCAGGCGTTCCCCTTTCTGTCTGTTCCCTACCTGTCCAGTCTCGTTCTCGCGATTAGGGATACCGCGAAGGAGACTACTGCGTGCTCTTGCGAGGCGCCGTTGTTGGCCACGACGATCGGCATCGACACGATCGAGAAGGACGTGACGGGGGCGAGCCGGGATTCCTCGACGGCCGTCCGGATCTTGGTGAGGATCCGGTAGGCCGTGTCGAAGGCCTTCGCCCTGTCCTTGTCGAACAGGTCGAAGTCGGTCACCCACTCGACTGCGCGGCCGCCGCGGATCGGGTTCGCCGCGGTGGCCCTCACGGTCACGAAACGGTCCCTCGCGTAGGAGGAACGGTCCGGCGCCACCTGCACCAGCATCCCGTCGAGTTCGCCCGCCAGGAAGCCGCACAGGAGCGATTCCACGCTGTCTACAGACATCAGGCGTGCACCCTCCTCATGGCGATCGCCGCGTTCCGCATGATGTGCAGGCCCTGCACCCACTGCCCCCCGTTACGGATCTCCGTGCGGCGCCCCACCGTCCGGTCCACCTTGCCGTGCCCCCGGTTCCCGGACAGCCTGTGCCCGAGTTCGATGTGCATCGCCGCCGGATCCGTCGCCACGACGTGCCAGTCCTTCCGGCCGCCGCGGATCACGATCTTGCCGATGTAGTTCCCGGTCTTGTTGTGGATCGCCGCCATGGCCAGGACGAAGCCCTTCAGCTGCTCGGCGGCTAGGATCATCTCGGGCGCATCGTGCGCGAGGTTCGCCGCGGTGTTCTCGCACCACGGGTAGATCTTCACGCCGTCAGCCATTCCCCTCGATCCTCCCCACATGCCTCGCCAGCACTTCCCAGTGCGCGGTGCGAGGCGACCCGTACATCCGCTTGCCCGGACCCGCCTGCTCGAACCGGTCCCCGTGCCAATCGAACACGGTCCCGGCCTGGCCAGGCCAGTCGCGGGCGATGACCCGCAGCGTCGACCCCGGCGCCATCTCCACGTCGCCGGCGTCCTTCGACGTCAACCACTGGGGAGTGCACCGGACCCGGACGGGCTCCGACGAGACCTGCCGGAGCGTGCCGAACTCGTCCCTGCCCATGACGGGGACGTGGACGGTGACCTCCGAGCGGCCGTCGAGGAGACTCACTGGAAGAAGCCCCCTCTGCCCGTCTCGATCCTCGGGGTGAAGACGGATCGCTCTCCCGGCTTCCCGTATTGGGGCTGCCGGAAGAACAAGCCGGGCCTCAGTCCGAGCCTGCGCCTGTCGCGGTCCGTGAGCTCGATGTCGCCGGCCGTGTTCGTCGTGTCGTAGGAGTAGCGGTATTGGCCGTCGGACTCGGACCTCATCGACGCCTCGGGATTGCGCAGCCTGCGCGCGACGAGCGCCGCCTGGACGTCGCCGGCCCTGGCCGTGAACTCCTCCGACCACTTGTCGACGGGAGTCTCCACCTCGGAGACGATCGCCCTGGCGGCCTCGTCGAGGAGCGCCTTCACGTAGGCCTTCTCGTTCTGCGTCAGAGGACGCAGAAGCTTCGCCTCCACATGCTGCTCCTCCGCGCCCCCGGGGAAAGATCCGAGCCCCATGCCGCTACTTGCCCTTCTTCCCGGGCTTGTCCTCCTCGGGGGCCGGTTCTTCCTCGGCGTGGTCGCCGACCTTGACGAACCCGGTCCCCGGGGCGACCCCCTCGGGAGCCGTGACCACGGTGCCGTGCCGGCGGTGCTTCCACCTGTTCCCCACAGCGAACCCTCCTCGCAAAACCCGCAGTCTTACTTGACCGTGTACTTGACGAACCGGTTGACGTCGCGGATCACCCAGCCGAACTGGGCCTCCACGATGAACGCCTCCATGTTCTGCTGGAACAGGTGGACAGTCGTCTCGCCGTCGACGATCGTCGCGGTATCGGACTTGCGGAGGTTGATCTGCTCGACGTAGCCGAACACGATCCCCTCCTGGAAGTCGCCTCCGATCAGGCGCACCTTCGAGTCCGCGACCGCGCCGAGCTTGCCGGCCACCGCGTCGGAGAAGCCGATCGGAACCCCGAGCAGCGTGCCCATCGGATTCCGCAGATCCACCCCGCCGGCGGCGTTCGCCGAGGAGAAGATCGGACGGCCGTACGTGTCCGTCGCGGAAAGCAGATCCGGCCGGAACGTCTTAGCCGCGGCGAACCCGGAGAAGTCCGAGTCCTGGCCGACAGCCAGCTTGTAGCCCGCGAGGATGTCCCCGACGATGCCGCCGTCGGCCTTCCCGGTCGTGCCGAGCTCCACGCTCGACGCGGTGGAGACGAGCCCCTCCACGCCTGCGATGGCGTTGCCGTTCAGGGCGTTCTTCCCGTGGATCACAGCCATGTCGATCGCCCTGCGGATAGCGTCCTTCGCGGAATCCTGCAGGTAGGTCAGGTAGGCGACGGGGTTGGCCTGGCGGGCCTCCTTCGACCAGTACATGGTGGCCGCCACCTTGATCGGCTTCGTCGTCTTAACGGTCGGCTTGGACTCGACGACGGGCTTCAGGTCGCCCTCGCCGACCACGCCGGCGACGGGCTTGCCCGTCTGGAAGGCGATCGAAGAGCCGGTGATAGGCATGGGGTCGGTGCCGGAGAGCCGCCCGATGACGGACTCCTTGTAGGCGTTGACGAGTATCTTCTTAGCAATCGGCTTGGGAAGCAGACCTTCCAGCGTGCCGAGAGTCGTAGCGTTAGCCCCAGTAGGCATAGTGCGCGTTTCCCTCCTTCAAGGAAATCAGTGCGTCATCCGAATATCTGGCGGGCGAGGGCGAGCTCCTGTTCGTCCTGCGACATGTTCTGCGCAGAAGCGGACTGGATAGGATCCGCCTGAACGACCGGTTTCTCCTCCGGGCCCTTCAGGGCGGCCAGCATGTCGGCCACTTCCGTCCACTCTTCCTCCGTGTCCCCGACCAGAGTCGAGATCAGATTCGCGGGAAGGCCCCTCGCAGAGAGAAGCCCCTCCTTCTTCGACTTGGTGAGAGCCGCCCCCTTCTCGGCGGCGTCCTTCTCAAGCTCGGCGATCCTCGCCTGCGCCTTCTCCAGCCCCTCGGACTTCTCGACGGCGGCAGCCAGTTTGGCCTTCACCTCCGCCAGTTCCCCCCGAAGGTTCTCGACCAGTCGCCTCGCACGCCCGGAATCGAAGTCCTCGTCGGACCACGGTGCCTTCCCCGCCGCTCCGCCGCCGGACTCCTGCTTCTCAACGTCGCTCACGATCCCACTCCTCTTCTCTCATTCACGCGGCGCCGCACCTCACGGACTACCGCCAGCATCGGACACCCCTCGCGCCGACGCCACCCGCCCCCGTGACGAGGCAGGAAACCTAATACCGCTTCCACCGTTCGATCCAATCCTCCACATTCGGCCCCGGAAGCAGATCCCTGGCCGCCGCACGGCCCTCATCGGTCTTCAACCACTTCGCGAACTCCCGAATATCGGCAGGCCCCCCACCCTTGCGATACCGCCGATACACAGCATTCGCTCCCTCCACTATATCACGACCTTCGTAATCTGCCTCATAGTAGACGGGCACAGCCTTGCAGTCACACTTATAGTGATAGGCGGACGCCGAATAACGCCCGAGGAACTTCCCCTTAGCGCGAGAATTCCTCGTATACGGCCCCTCGCGTTTAGCATCCAACACCGTATTCTTCCGATACACAGGCCCCCTAGCGCACAAAAGAAGACAAAACGGGCACGTGTAAGCGCCCGTCGGGATCCTCGCCCACCCCACAGGGAACCTGCCCTTCACGACGCCCTTGCCGAACCGGAGCTCGTCCTCCCAACGCCGGACCTCCCGCTCGGCCTCCTCCTCGGCCTCCTTCTCGTAGCGGCGACGCTCCTCCTCCAACTCGCGTTGAAGCTCGGCCTCCTCATCCTCCTGAGACGAGGAATCCCCGGCGTCCCCGTCCGGCGGATCCGCGAACTCCCGCTTCCAATGCTCCGTCATGGCGTCCACGTCGGCCCGCCACTCCCGCTCGGCACGGAAGAACTTCCCCATCTCCCTCGACGGATCCCGCACCTCCGCCATCAGCCTCGCCACCGGATTCCCATACTCGGCCGCATAGCCGACGGAACGCTTCGCCTCCCCGAGATCCGGGACCGACGCCCTCGCAACCGTCTCCCTGGCGACGTTATGCACGATCCCCATCAGCCTCGACGTCAACTCGTCGGCCTTCGACTGCGCATTCCCCGCCACATGCCCGTCGGACACCCGGAGGATCTCCCTCACCGCGTCCTCGACGTCCAACGGAGACACGCCCGGCATCGACGGCACGAACCCGATCTCGCCGCCACGACGCCGCGCCTCGAACCGCAGATGCGCCACCTGCCCCAGCCAGCCCAGATAGGCCGCCGCCCGGACAGCCGGATACAGATCCTCCGCCACCTCCCGGACACTCACCTTCCCCGGCCGGCGCAGACGGTAGAAGACAACCTCACGGGTCTTCTTCTCCAACAGGCCCCGGACGTGCAGAAGCCACCAGAGAAGCCAAGCGAACGTGAACATCAGGCGCCCCGTCACCACCCGTAGCGTTCTATCCCGACGTCCACGCCGGGAACCCAGAAACCATGCGAGTCGTTCCACGAGGCGACCTGAGAGAACAACACCTCGGCGTCCTCGCAGTACAAGCCGATCCTGCCGGCCGGATGCGGCCGCTCCACGTCCGTGAACACGCAGACCAGAACATCGTCGACGTAGACCCGCATCGTCACCGAGGCGCCGACGATCCTCGACACATCCACCCTCGCCCGGACAGGACTGGAAGGATTCGGAACAACCGTGCGAGGATAGGCGCCGGACGCCAGGAACCGCTGCGACCCCTTGTACTTGTCGTCCTGCTTCGACAACTCCCACCCGTTCGGCTTCACACACAACGCGTAGAAATTGTAGCCCGAGTTGCCCGTATCCCCCTGCTGGTCGGGCTTATTCGGCGCCAGATCCCACAGGAACCACGCCACCTCCCACGGGTGCGGCTTCTCGTCCGTCCGAGTCTGCGACAACGTCGCCATCGTGCACACCACACTGTAGGTCTCCAACAGCTGCTCCGTGCCGAGCCTGCGCCGAGCCGGAGACACAGGCCTCTCCGAGACGACCAGACACGCCCTCGTAGGAGAAATCTGCCCCTGATTGTCAGGCGTCCTCGGAGGCGGCGGCGCCGGCTTCATGTAGACCGTGCCGTCATGGTTCTCACGCACCTCACCGTAGCCGTTATAGATCGTCTTCACGCATCAACCTCCCCGCCGTCGGACTCCCGCCCCGAACGAGGAACCTCCGGCTCCACGATCCTCTCCGAAGCGCCCATCTCGATCCGGGTATCCTCACCGGCATTCTCCCTGGCGCGCTGCTCCGGAGTCAACGGCAGCCCGTCACGCGCAGTCCTCGCCGACACCGCGCCCTGAGCATGCGCCTGCAGCAACGAAGCCGCCCGAGCCGACGCCGACGGCAACGCGATATCCGCCCACACCGTCGACAACGACTCCAACCCGTCCGTCGACGCACCCGACAGACGCAACGCCACACGAGCCCACTGCTCCCACGCCTCCCCGAAAACCTGCTGCTTACGCTCCCCACGGGCGATCAACCGCTCCTTCGCCGCCCGCATCGCCTCCGCCGACGCCGGATTCGACGTCGTAACACCCAGCATCGACGGAGGAATCCCCGTAAACGCCGACACCTGCTCAGCACA